GTGAGGCCCGCCAGCGCCGCCAGCTCCGCGTCGTAGGCCTGCACGTTCGTCCCGATCACCAGGCCCAGCGTCACGCGCTGCGCCGTCGCGTCGGCGTCGTCGACCAACGCGCGCCCGGCCGCGGTGAAGTCCGCGACCCCGGCCGTGCCGGCGCCCGTGAAGTAGGGAAGCTTGTCCGCGGCGCTCGTCAGGCCCGCCAGCGCCGCCAGCTCCGCGTCCGCCGCCTGGAAGTCGCCGGTCGCGCTGAGCGCCGCGGTCCCCAGGCCCAGCGTCGCCCGGGCAGCGATGGCCGAGGTGTCGTCGATCAGCGTGAGGCCGAAGGCTCCCGGCGTCGTGCCGCCCACCTTGTTCGAGTCCGCCGCCAGGTCCGCGGTCCCGTGCAGGGGCAGGCTCGCGGCCTGGGCTGCGGCCGCGGCGCCGGCGAGGTCGTAGTCGCCGTGCGCGTGCGTCGCAGCGGTCCCGAGGCCGAGCGTCGTGCGGACGTCCGACGCTGCGGCGTCGTCGATCACGGTCAGCACGAACGAGCTCGGCGTGACACCGCCCAACTTCCCGGAGTCGTCGGCGGTGGCGTGCAGCGGCAGGCTCGCCGCCTCGGCTGCCGCCTGGGCCGCGGCCGCGGCGCCGGCAGCGTCGAAGTCGCCGGTCGCGCTGAGCGCTGCAGTGCCCAGGCCGAGCGTCGCCCGGGCGGCGATGGCCGAGGTGTCGTCGAGCAGCGTGAGGCCGAAGGCTCCAGGCGTCGTGCCGCCGACCTTGCTCGAGTCCGCGGCCAGGTCCGCGGTCCCGTGCAGGGGCAGGCTCGCGGCCTGGGCTGCGGCCGCGGCGCCGGCGAGGTCGTAGTCGCCGTGCGCGTGCGTCGCAGCGGTCCCGAGCCCCAGCGTCGTGCGCACGTCCGACGCTGCGGCGTCGTCGATCACGGTCAGCACGAACGAGCTCGGCGTGACGCCGCCCAACTTGACCGAGTCGTCCGCGGTCGCGTGCAGGGGGAGGCTCGCGGCCTCGGCTGCCGCCTGGGCCGCGGCCGCGGCGCCGGCAGCGTCGAAGTCGCCGGTCGCGCTGAGCGCTGCGCTGCCGAGTCCAAGGGCAGTGCGCTGGCCTGCCGCGTCCGCCGCGCCCATCACCGCGCGCCCTGCAGCGGTGGCCACGTCCGGGTCGAGGTTCGCGGCGGTCCCGGAACCCGAGATGATCAGGTCCCCGTAGTCGCCGTCGGCGAGCGGGGGCCCCGGCGCTCCGTCCGCGCCCGGCGCGCCGGGTTCGCCAACGAAGACGTTCCGTCCCTGGTCGTCGTAGGTCTGGCTCACGGCGTGCCCTCCGGCGCGTCGCCCTCGAGGATGCCCGTCACCACGAAGTCGACAGCGCCGTCGTCGCTGCACTTCGCCAGGATCTGGTCCCCGGCCTCGAGCTGCAGCACGCTCGAGAGCAGCTCGAAGCGCCAGCCGGCGGCCGCCAGGACGGACCGCCCGATCTCGAGGCTCTCCGTGCGCCGGTGGTAGACGACGACGGTCTGCGAGCTCGTGGGGTCCGACACGTTGACGAAGTTGGCGAAGTGCACGAACGCGGACTTGCCTGGCGGGCAGAGGAAGATCACCCCGGGGCTCGACCCGAGGAGGCCGACGCCCATGCGCTTCGGGGTGTAGGTCTTGCTCACTTGCTGAAGCCGAGCTCGGGCGGGTACGCCGTCTCGCCGCTCGCGGTGAGGTTACCGCCGCCGTCGCTCTGAGGCACGGGCGGCCCGGTCTGGCTGCCGGTCTCCGGGTGCGTGTGCTGGTCGTAGACGTCTCGGAAGGCCTGCACGCTGCCGCGCGCGTCCGACACGTCCCCGGTCGCGACCACGGACCCCTCGACGCGCAGGTCCCCCTGCAGGTCGACGCCTCCCGGCGCGTGCACCTCGACGCGCCCGCCGCGGCGCAGCACGATCGAGGTGCCCTCGTCGTCGTAGATCGCCACCTCGCCGAGCTGGAGGGACTGCAGGCGGTACCGGCGGTCCGCCACGCAGAAGACGAGGCAGTGCGCGCGGTCGCCTCCGTGGGCCAACGCGAAGACCTCGGCGTCCGGCAGCCCGCGACTCGTGAACCCGTACTGCTCCAGGTGTTCGACCCCGTCGCGCGGCTCGTTCGCGAGCAGCGTCACGTTCAGCAGGCGCATCCCCTTGTCCTCGTAGGAGAGGTGCAGCACCCCGCGCGAGACCAGGAGCTGGACGCGCCGGCGCAGGGGCCCGAGGACCTTCTCGAGGTCGCGCAGGTTCACGGGGCGTCTCCATCCTCGTCCACGCCGTCGACGAACTCGCTGTCGAGCTCGGGCCGAGGCGGTTCGGGTAGGTACGAGTCGGGGGGCACGAGGCCCAGCTCTGTGACCTGCCCCTCGTCCTTCGAGAGCACGAGCCGCACGCCAGCGACGAGCCAGTCGCCCGACACTCCCAGCGTCGGGATCTCGACCGGCACCAGGACGTTCGGGGCCCAGACGGCCCCCTTCGTCCACTGCTCGCGCCACCCGTTCACGACGACCGCGAGGTTGCGCGACCGCGCGGCGCGCACGTTGGCGTTCCAGACCGCGATCGCCTGCGCGGTGGCGTTGTCCACGTTCGCCTCGACGTTCAGGACCAGCGTGCGCGTCGAGCGCGGCACGGGGTCCTGCGCGTCGCCCTGGATCTGCGCTGCGTCGGCGCCGTAGGCGAGGTCCGACCCCGGGCGCTGGCCGAAGGCGAAGTAGCGCGAGAACCGCCCGGAGCGGTCGATGCCCAGGCGCGCGCTCTTCAACTGCCCGCCCTCGCGGATCGTGGTCGCCGCGCGCGTGGCGCCGGCGCGGGTGATCAGGACGACCCCGCGGGCGTCGGACACGCACATGAAACCCCGCTGCTGGCACGCGCGCGCGAGCGCGTCGTGCGCGGTCTCGCCCGGCTGGAGCGCGAAGCGCCAGAAGGGCGGGCCCTCCCACCCCTGGCGCAGCAGCTCCTCGAGCGGGCCGAGCAGCGCGGCGGGCTCCTGCTGCAGGCGCACCTCCACATTGAATGGGTCCGCCAGGCGGCGCGCGAGCTCGAGCAGCCCCAGGCCGTAGTACTCGGACTCCGTCACGACCGGGGAGCAGTCGACGAGGTCCTCGGCGAGGTCGCGGCCGGCGACGCTGACCGCGTGTTCGGTGGCCGAGAGGCGCGCCTCGATCGCGTCCACGTAGCCCGAGAGGTAGAGGTCCTTCCCGACGTAGAGCTCGCAGCGGGAGCCCTCGGCCACCGGGAAGCGCCCGCGCGGGGTCTTGGCCGAGACGTCGAGCTTGAACGCCCCGCACAGCGCCTCGATCGATCGCACGACCTCGACGCCCTCCCACCCGTCGAAGGTCTGGTCGTTCGCCCGGAAGGTCAGCTCCTCCATGGCGCGCGCTCAGGCGACGTCGACCAGGACCTCGAGGGCCTCGCCCCCAGGCAGGAACCCCGGGTAGGGCGGGTCGTTGCGGGCGACGAGCTCGGCCTCGCGCGCGACGTCGCCGTAGAGCCGGTAGGCGAGCAGCAGGGTCGAGGTCGTCGCGGCCGGGACGACCCGCTCGATGTGGGGCAGGGTCTGGTCCGGGGCGGGGACCGCGCCCGTGAGCTGCGCGGAGAGGTCCTCGAGCGCCGGGAACGTGTCGTCGCCGGCGCCCTGCATCAGGTCGTCGATCCTGGCCGCGATCTCGTCGCGCGCGGCGAGGGCCTCCTCGTGGCTGGCCCAGGCGACGAGCGCGGCGAGGCGCACGGCGGCCGCGACCGCCTGCTCGCGCAGGAGGCGCTCGACCGCCATGCGGTTCAAGTCCGCCTGCAGCCCCACGCTCGAACCGTAGTGCGTCTGGACGGCCCTGTGCATGTCGAGGTCCAGGTAGGCGCGGATCGCCGCGGCGTGGCTCGTGTAGGCTGCCTCGAGGTGCGCGAGGCACTCCCGCAGCTTGTCGGGGAACCCGCCGAGGCGCACGACGTCGACGAGCAGGTCGCCGAGCGTGTTCGCCAGGCGCGTGAACTCCGCGACCTCCGCGATCACGCCGCCCGAGAGGTCGATCGCGAGCAACCGCTGGCGCACGGCATCGACCTCGTCCGCGAGGTTCTGGCTCACCCACCCGGGCACGTGTTCGACCTGGGCGGTGGCGTTGAAGGACCCGGCTGCAGCGATGGTCGACGCCTCCGCGGCGCGCGCGGTCTGCGCAGCGGGGTTGACGAAGGTCTCGGGGAAGAGCGGGAGCTCGTCCTCGACCGCGGTGAAACCCACCTGCACCATGCCCCCGTCCCGGGTGCTGTGGCGGACGCGCATCGCGCCGCTGATCTTGACGCTGAGGGTCCCGAAGTAGGGGTGGACGAGCTTCCCCTGGCCCGGTCGCGCGAGCGCATCGAGCAGCCGGTCTCGCTGCTGCATGTAGTCGGGGCCCAACAGGAAGGCCTCGATCGTGTGCCGCCGCGCGGAGGTCCCCAGCTCCTCGACGTAGGGCAGGTCGCGCGCGGGGTACTCGTGCTCGACCGTGCGCTGGTTCCCGCCGTCGCGGTCCGTCGCCTCGACGTGGAAGGGCACCTCCCTGAAGGTCGCGTCGCGGAGCCGGTCTCGCCAGTCCATTGGGGTCAGTTCCCGAGCATCGAGTACCCGAGGGAGAGGTCGAGATCGGGGCCGTCGCTGCGCGCCTCGGTGACGCGCATACCCTGGGGCGCGTTCGCGAACTCGACCTTGACGCTCGACTGCCCGCTGAAGTGCTGCTCCACGGCGCCCACTGCCGCGTTCCCGAGCTGGATCGGGGCCAGGACGGGCGCGAGCGCCACGCGCGCGGTGAACCCGATAGCGTCCTTCAGCCACTGGGGCATCGCGTCCGAGACGGCCGCGAACTGCGCCTTGATCCAGGCGAAGGCGCGCACGAAGGGATCGATGACTGCGTCGTAGATCGCGGCGCCCGCGGACTTGAGCTGCAGGACGGCGACGTCCCAGGCGATCGAGAGGTAGGTCGTCACCTCCTTCCAGTGCGCGTAGAGGTAGATCACCTCCGCCACGACGGCCGCGAGCGCCAACGTGATGGCCGCGGCCGCGAGCAGCACCCACCCGAAGGGGGTGCCCACGATCGCGGCCGAGAGCGTGTAGAACGAGGCGATCAGGCTCGCGACTGCGGGCAGGACCGTGAACGCGACCGCGGCACCCACAGCGAGCAGCAATGTCTCGGTCGGACCGAGCCACTCGACCAGGTCACCCAGGATCTTGACGAGGGGCGTGAGGCCGCGCACGAGGTCCTCGAAGAGCTTCCCGAGCTTCTCGAGCCGTTCGGGAAGGCCCGCCGCGAAGCGCTTCGCCCAGGCCGCGATCTCCGCACGGTGCGCGACCACGAAGGTCTTGATCTTGTCCGCGAGTTCGGTGAAGGCCGGGAAGAGCGCGACGCCGATCACGTTGCGGACGCCCGTCAGCGCCTCGTGGACGTCGTGCCAGGCGTCCGCGAACGTTCGCGCGGCCTTCGTGTCCTCGTCCGAGAGCACACCGCCGAGCTCGCGCGCCTCGGCCGCCATCTCGGCGAGGCCCTTGGACCCCAACTTGAGGAAGGGCGCGAGGTTCGCGCCGCCGCGGCCGAACAGCCTGAAGATGTCGTCGTTGCGGACGCCCTCGTCCCCGAGGCGCTGCAGGTGGTCGGCCACCTCGCCGAGCAGCTCGTCCGCCGGCCGCAGCTTGTGGTGCGCGTCGAAGATGTTGACGCCCAAGAGGTGGAAGGCCTGCGCTGCTGCGAAGTTCCCGTGCGCTGCCTGGCCCATCGTGCGCGTGAACTTGAAGAGCGCGCGGTCGAACTCCGACTGCTCGAGGCGCACCGCGCGGGCAGCGAAGGCGAGCTCCTGGTACTTCTCGACGCCGATGCCGATCTTCTGCGCCGAGCGCAAGGCAGCGAATCCCGCCTCGGCCGTGCCGTCGACCACCTTCCACAGGGTCAGCGCCACGCCTCCGACGACCGCGCTGATCTCGAGGAACGCGGCGCCGAAGGCCTTCGCGACGCCCCACACGGAGCTGCGCACGCCACCGAGCGCCTCGGTGACGCGACCGAGGCCCGCCTTGTCGGCCCACGACTTCACGCCGGCGCCGATCTCGGTCAGCGGGCGGAAGGCCTCGTTCACCTTCTTCGTCATCCGGGTGAGCGGCCCGGTGAACTGGTCGACGGCCGTCAGGACGACCTGCAGGGGGAACTTGATCACGCCCCTACCCTAGCGCAGGGCCGCGCCCCGCGCCTGCGCGGCCTCAGCCTTCAGGACCTTCTGCAGCGTCCCGGTCCACGAGACGAGCTCGGGGCCGGTCAACTCGAGGGTCTCGGTCAGCCCCCAGTGCGCGTGTCGGCCGAGGAGGAGGCATCGCTCGGCCCAGTCTGAGGGAACTCGGCCACGAAGCTGCGCACGAGCGTCTGCACGGCCATGTAGTCCTCGACGTCGAGCATCTCGAGCTCGCGGACGGTCAGGCCCGAGAGCATCGCCGCGAAGGGGTGCATGTCGGCCATCCGCTTGGCGTCGAGGGGCACGAGGCCCATCTCCTTGCCCTTGGGCCGCAGGACGTAGACGGTGTCGATCGTGTCGGAGCCCTGGACCAGGGGGCGCGTGAGCTTCAGCTCCACGTGCGGGCGCTCGGGGACCTTCTGCGGCACCGGATCAGACCTCCTCGCAGCGCAGGCACCCGAAGTCCGCGTCGAACTGCCCCGTGTCGCTGTTGCCGGTGGCGTCGCCCTGGTACCAGGCGTTCGACGCCATGATGGTCTTGCCGTTGGCGAGCTCGGCCGTGATGGTCTCGTCGGTGACGCTGAAGAAGAGGCGCGCGTCGAATCCGTGCCGGTCGATCACCTTGAACTTGATCCAGGGCGCCTGCGGGGACTCCTTGTAGCCGACCGCGCCGCGCGGCCCGAGCACCGGCTCGCGCTTCACGGTGCCCAGGCAGTACTCGACGCCCTCGGCTGCGACGTTGATCACCTCGCCGTTCTTCTTCAGCGAGATCAGCCCGGCGACTGCGTTGTTGTTGTCGGCCATGTGTGGAACCTGCCCCGCGGGGCTTCGATCAGAGGATGAACTGGAAGCGCGCGGCCACGATCAGGAGGCCGTTGACGAGGTTGGGGCGCATGAA